CGTCAACTGGCAGAGTTAATTTAGCTCACCCATATAGCCATTTGACAGACACCGCTAATACTATGATGAACTGGCTGGAATATACTCAGTTGGTTTATAGAGATGCCGGTCAGATGCGAGTTGCACCTGATAAATACGATGAAGTTGTTTCAAGTATCAACAGAAAGTTCTCATTTATTCCAAGACCGGAAGATCATGAATTTTTTCAGAGAAAATACGGCCTTGACCCATGGCATCAGAAGGATACAAGAAACCTGCTAAATACGGCTATGGTATCCAGCCGTGCAATAGATATGCAGAGAATCAGGCAGGCTTTCATTGCATATTCAATGCATAGACCTATTTCCAAAGTCAATCCAGATATTATCGTTGAAATTGCCACAAAGACGGGAACGGATAAGCTGCTGGTAGAAAACGTTTTATATAAGGAATATCCACATGGAGCTGTCGGTGGATTCCTGTCTGGTTATTATGAAATGGCATTCAAAGGACGAGATGAGGCTGTCGATTTTGAAGTTGCTACAACCAGTATCTTTAAAGATATCCTAGGTTACAATGCTATTCATTTAGGACAAACTGGAAGCAAATCAGCACCAGATGTTTTACTTGTTTCAGACGAGGATGGGTATCAGGCGATAATAGATAACAAAGCTTATAGTCAGTATTCAATAACAGGGGATCATCATAATCGGATGGTTCATAATTACATTGAAAACATATCCAATTACAGTCTGTATTCATATCCAATAGGCTTCTTCACTTACATAGCTGGCGGGTTTATAAGCACGATTGATAAGCAAATTCAATCTGAGGTCAGTGAATGTGGGGTTCCAGGGTCAGGAATTACAGTTGGTAATTTCATAAGACTTGTTGAACGGCATCAGGAAAAACCTTATTCGCATGAAGAACTAAGAAACATATTTGGTCTGAACAGGCAAATCCTATTATCTGACTTATGATAGGGGAATCGCTTATGGCAGATAATCATACGCCTGAACAGAGAAGTTATAATATGTCTCGCATTCGGAGTAAAGGAACTAAGCCGGAAGAGACTTTAAGGAAGGCATTATTCTCCAAGGGCTATCGCTATCGGAAAAATGATCGAAAACTTCCAGGCTGCCCGGATATAGTCTTGCCAAAGTATAAAACGGTCATCTTTGTTCATGGGTGCTTTTGGCATATGCATGATTGCAACCGTTTCAGATGGCCTGCAACTAATAAAGAATACTGGATTCCCAAGCTTACAAGTAATGCTGAACGTGATAAGTGCAATCAAGAGGCACTAGAGGCACTTGGCTGGCAGGTACTTACTGTATGGGAATGTGAATTAAAAAGCAACTTTGAAAGTGTGATGCAAAGACTAACAAACCAAATTAAACTCGGAGGAAAAGAAAATGAGTGAAATTATTAAGTCACAGGTCGAAATTGCAAAGGAACAAGTAAAGACGCTCACTGGGAAAGCGATAACAGATGACAGAGCTTTTAGCCATGTGTTATTGCGATATGTTTTCGGGTATAACTACATCGATCAAATTGATTTAGTAACAGATGGGGCCAATGATGGTGGAATTGATTTCGTAGCTTTTGACGATGAGGAGTCAAAACTCATTCTGTGCCAGTCAAAGTATACAGGAGCACTCACGTTCGATCAGATAATCGCGGAATTGGGAAAGATGTACAGTACTGTGCAAAACTTCAAACAGGCTCATACTGGAAGCTATAATGAGGGGCTTAAAAAAACATTACAGAATGCTTTAGACCGTTTACCAGAAGAAAGTGCAGACAACATAGAGTTTAATGTATTTACAACAGCACCGTTAGATGTTAATGGTGCAATGAAGAAAATTAATAACACTCAACACGAGTTTTCCTCTGATGCTGTTACGCTTTACACTGCTGAACAAATTGAGAAAGAAATACAAAAGGCTTTAGAGCAACTTCCAACGGTAAAGTTTGAAAAGATAAAAATCGACAAAGCAAAAAACTACTTGGAGTATGAGTCAGATGATCTTGAAGGGATCCAATGCAATGTACTATCCACTTCAATTGTTCAGCTTTACAACAAATATGCTGGAGAGGGATTGTTCGATCTAAATATTAGAAAATATATAAGAAATACATTAGTTGACTCGGGAATCAAAAGAACACTTGACTCTGACAGGGAGAACTTTTGGTTCCTGAATAATGGAATAATTATAGCTTGCACCGATTTCGATGTTGATGGCGATACGATCAAGCTAAGTGATTTTTCAATTGTAAATGGCGGACAGACAACAACACTAATTGGAACATATAAAGGAACCAATACAAAGGAGTTTTATATACCTTGCAAAATAGTAGCTCCAAAAGACGATGATCGGGCTAGCTATTTTTACACAAAAATAGCGGAGGCTTCGAACTCTCAGAAACCTATTTATCCGCGAGACTTAAAATCAAATGCTCCTGAAATGGTTAAGCTTCAGTCCTGGCTCAACCAAGAAAGCATTTATTTGGAAATAAAAAGAGGCTATAAAGCTAAGGGGAAATATAATTACAGCATCAAAAATGACGATCTTGGACAGATCATACTTTCATTTGCACATCAACAGCCAGGCACATCTAGGTCCGGGAAAAAGAAAATATTTGATACACCAGCTACTTATGACAAAATATTTAAAGTCAACTATGACCGCGACCCACAGAAGAAGAAGTTTATAAAGGATATCGTAGATTTGGATAGCAGGTATTCAGAAATTGAAAAGAAATATAAAACATCTGGCTTAAACCCTATCCAAACAGAAGTGCTGAAGAACGGAAAGCAAACCATATTTGCATTGATGGGTGTCTGCTATAGATTGGCAAATGGAGATATAACAGAAGCTGATATAATAAATAATCCTAAATCGATAGCAACGATACCGTTTGCATACGGAGAAATTCTGTCTAATTACCATAAAGATGACATTGATGAAAAGCTGGACCGCATTATAAAAGATATTGTGATTATTGTTGCAGACGCTTATCAAAATGCCTTTAATAATGGGCAAACTACTAGTGTTAGTAACTTTATGAAAACAGATTTGCGTTACTACAATGATATCGTGTCAAAGTTCGCTCAAGCATTGAGCATGCTGATTGGCGAAGAATTGAAGACCTGCATCGATATTTTCAAACGTGCATAAGAGTTAATACTATATTTAAAATCAAGCTCTCAACCGCAAAAGTTGAGGGCTTTTTAAGTTACATGTACACAGAAGGGAAGTGATAATAAATGACAGAAAACAACAACTTAATGCGAGCACCGCTTGAGATGTACACCGCAGCGGATGTCGAGCCTAAGGAAGTGAAGTGGCTCTGGTATCCGTATATCCCATTCGGGAAAGTGACGCTGATCCAGGGAGATTCCGGCGATGGCAAGAGCACCTTCGCTCTCAATCTCGCAGCACTCCTTACAAGGGGAGTCACACTCCCGTTCACGGGAATGTCGCATGAGCCAATGAGGGTGATATATCTCAATGCGGAAGACGATGCAGACGACACTGTAGTACCGCGCTTCATGAAAGCGAATGGTGAATGCAGTCGTCTGTTTTTTATTTCCGAAGAAAAGCAGCGGCTGAACTTCTCTGACGACAGGATCCGCGAAGCGATCGTGAGTACAGGAGCGAGAGTATGCATTCTCGATCCGCTCGCGTCATACCTTGGCGCGGATGTCTCGATGAACCTTGCCAACGAGGTGAGACCGCGCTTCGAGTCGCTGATCGAAGTCGCGAGAGAGACCGGCTGCGCGATCATCGTCATCGCGCACATGAACAAAGCCGAAGGACTCAACGCGAAGTACAGAGCGAACGGATCTGTCGACATCGTGGCGGCAGTAAGGAGCGCGCTGGTCATCGGCAGGTCAAGTGATGACGAGGATGATCGGATCATGGCGCAGAGCAAAAACAATCTTGCACCGCTCGGATCATCGATCCTCTTTTCGGTCAGTGATGGAGTCGTGGAGTTCATCGACACAGTCGACATCACAGCCGACCAGCTTGTTGGTGCGTACGGTGCTACAAAGGCGAGGGAGACCAAACAAGCTGTTGCAAGGCGCGAGCTCCTCGACATACTCTCCAGAGGGACGATGCCCCTTTTACGCTCATGCACTGCATGTAAGTGTTGCCACAGGGAGTCAAGAGGGAACGTCTGGCCCATGTATCTTGCTTGCAAGGTGTAGTGGGTTACACTGCATCGGATGCAGACAGGCTCCGTAATATGCTCCTCGTTGGAGGAGGAGCATATTCGGTGCATGTCTTTCCGCAGTGGCGATCATTGCAAGTTGTGGATCGCCGCGAGGACTGCAGCATCCGGAGCAGTGTATTTTTCGTTCTCTCGCACAACAGTTATCTAACAGATCATCCGCGGAGACATCGCAAGAGGGGTATCACAGTGCGTTGTTGCGGTGTTATTACGCGGAAGAAGGGAGAACAATTTTTATGGCTAATTACGCTATTTTGAGAATCGAAAAACGGAAACGCAGTAGTGAACATGTATGATTGACGGAGGTGTTTGACACCTTCGTTGCTCTTATGAGAGACGACTACGCAAGGTAGTCACAAGGCGACACCATGTGTGATAAACTTATGGTGTCGCAGTACATAGCGATGCTTACAAGATTGGAGGACTATTTTTATGCTGAAAAAACTGATTAAATGGATCAAGTCCTGCTTTGAGGGAAGCGCTGCTGTCAGCAGCAAAAGCAAAGCCGGTTATGATGTTAAGATGGCAGATCATAAGGCGAGAAACCGTGGTTGGAGAGGACCGCTTAATGGATAGCAAGACTATGAAGTGCCCTTATTGTGGTAATGAAATGGAATTGTGATTGATTCAAAGTCCTCATGAATTATCTTGGATAAAAGGGAAGGAAAAGCGTACTTTCCCAGTAGCAAGGTTCCATAAAGGATCAGTTGTGCTTTGTGCGTTAACGCCTAAGACCTTTGCAAGCGGGTGCGCAGTAGAGGCTTTTCTGTGTAGATCCTGCAAAAAGGTGATAATTGATTATTAAGACGAATCATGATTGACGCATTAGAATTCATTTCCGATAAGATAGGAATCATTATGGGTGTCATACTTGGCATTATTGTTATTATCGCGCTTATAAGGACGCTGTTAAAAGCATCTAAAGGAGAGTCTATAAGTGTGCCTCCGGTTGGCGTGATGAATGATCTTCCAAGTAATGTAACAGGAATCAATAAGCACAACGATTTGTCGGAACGTGCCCAGGAAAGATCAACCAAGAAGACGGAATGATATAAAGGCAACCTATAGTTGCGCTATAGTTGGTGGAGGCAAGCAGAACTTTTTGATATATTCCTCTCAAAAGAAAAGGAGGATAAGATAATGATGTACGCAACTTTGATGCTGGTCGCGGATTTGATATGTATTGCGATCATCGTGGTACTTATAATCAGAGTGGTCAAAAAGTATATCAATGCGAAACCAGTAAGGGATGAAAAGAAACAGAGTGCAGAAACTCTTGGAGAAGTGCTTCGTATTTACCGCACAGAGAATAAAATGACTCAGGAATTCGTTGCCGAATCATTGGGAGTGAGCAGGCAGGCTGTCTCTAAGTGGGAGAGCGGAGCAAGTGATCCAAGTACAACGAATTTGATAGCTTTAGCAAAACTGTATAAGATAGAGCCAGAGGAGCTTATTAGGAGCATTACGGAATAACAATTATCGCTGAAGGCACATGAGCAGAAGCATATGACGCTTCTGCTTTTTTTCCAGATGTCAAACGTTTCTTGCTTTACCTTTATGCATGACATGCACTACCATTCAGGTAAGCATAGACCACTGGAGGTGTATCATGGATATCGGGAACAAAATCCAGGCTATCAGAACTGATCATGGAATGACGCAGGCAGAGTTTGCTGACAAATTTCATGTAGCAAGACAGACGGTTTCTAACTGGGAAAATAATAAAAACTATCCTGATCTTGGCACTTTACGCCAGATCAGTGATGAATATGGCGTATCATTTGATATCCTGCTAAAGGAGGATCAGGAGTACATTTCTCGCATAGATAAGACAAGCGACCAGGCTGTTAAAGCAGTAAAGGGAATCAAGATCCTGATACCGCTTGTGATCATATTAATGATCGTTGCTATTGCGTTTGCGATCCATCAAAACAGATTGGGATCATTTGAAAGCGGCCCTTTACCGGGAACAGATGACCCGAACTATAAATATCCGATTAATGAAAACGGCCAGACATATGGACTTGATTGGATGGGAGATGATTACGAGGAACATGCTCCTGACCTGATTGCTGTAGAAGGTGTCAATGGAAAGAATGGGTATGTCAAACGTACAGACCTTGAAGACTCTGAAGGGGCAAATGTTAATTCTCCTGAGGAAGCCGTTGCTTATATGGAGAGAAAAAGTCAGCGCCGGGGAAAGAACTATTACATAGTGATCCCTGTATTCAAAGAAGACGGAGTGACAGAGATCGATCAGTTCTGGGTATATAATGGCGCTGGAGAATGGAGTGCCGGTGAGGGCGAGAAACAAGTTTCTGTCCCTGATTTATCAGGTATGACACGTGATGATGCTGAAGAAACTCTAATTGCTGCAGGATTAGAATTGGGGAATATAACGATACAGACAAGTGATGAGGAGACCGGAAAAGTAACAGGACAGGAGCCTGCAGCGGGTACCAACTTGGGAATAGGATCGCGTGTAGATATAGTAATAGGTGATTGATTAGTTAAAAGTGTGTAAGAGATGCGGAGTTGATTACATGGGCAGAAGCAAATGGCGCTTCTGCTTTTTTATTTAGAAGGAGGAAATAATTATGACAGAAAAAGGTATTACTTGTGAGATCGTGAGACCGATTGCGGTGCTCTCGGAAAATGAAAGATGTTATACCAAGGAGATCAATCTTGTCAGCTGGAACGGGACTGATGCAAAGTATGACATCAGGAGTTGGCATCCAGGCAGAGAAAAGTGCGGCAAGGGTATCACTCTGGCCGAAGAAGAAGCTCGCGCTCTTATGGATGCGCTGAAGGAGGTGTTTGGAGAAGAGGAATATCAGAGAGATGGTTGGGCATGCTGATGAAAGGACTACAATGAACTCGTACTGTTACGACAGACACACAGAAGAAGAGAGAAGGGCGATTCTGGAGAGGGCTCTGAGCTCATGAGCATCAAATCTTAAAAAAATACTCAAAAAATGAAGTCTTAAAAACGTTGAAATTCCAAGCAAAAGAGCGATTTTGGCAGAAAACTCGTACTCAAAATACTCAAAATACTCAAAATGAAAAACCCTTGAAACGTTGAAATTTCAAGGGTTTGAGTGGTGGATGATCAGGGGCTCGAATGCGACATTACTCGATTTCCTCAATCGCTCTAATCGTTGAAAAGAAAGGGGTTGACGCCGTCCGTTGGGTGTCCTTTTTTTCAAGTGTAACACTAAGTGTAACAATCCTCATTCTGATATATTACGGAAGTATTCCAGATCTGACTCAAGGGCTTCTTCGGCAGATATATCCAACCAGTTTCTTCTGGATCTGCTTACGCTTTGTATAAACGATTCGTTACTGAAAACCTGCTCAAGCCGCAGTATAACATCGGCCATGTTATTAACAGACAGAGAACTATCTTCAAAGATGTATTTCTCCATGCAATAAAGAAGCTTTTTCTTGTCTGCCCGTTCGCTGAGATAATATATGTCGAACACATCCCTATACCTTGTAGATCTTGTTAAGAATCTCAACAGGGATTTCAGCTTTTCTGTGATCATTTGGGCAGGGCTGTTAATGAGAAGGCTGACAGCATCTTCCTGAAAACCAATGTCAAAAGAGTATACGTCTTGTTCTATGTCAAGTTCTCTATGAACACCTATATCCATCTTGAGAGATAACGAATTAGCATGTTCGTCAGTGATGACGATGGTTACACGCTTTCCCTTATAATCCTGATGATTGAGCTCGATTATCGGACTGCCGATTTTTATATCCAGTCCCTCAAGACAATTCAATCTTGAAATGAAGGTTCTGATTGATTCATCTGAAATGGAATATCGGATCAGATCGATATCGATATCCTGCGTGGCGCGTCTGGTATTGCCGGAAATGCTTCGCATGACAACTCCGCCTTTTATAGTCGCGTTCTTTGCCATGCCGCTTTCATAGATCGCTTTGAGAACAATGTCCTGACAGAGCTTTGCCTGAGCATTCGCCTCGTTGTATCCGTCAAGAATGATTCTTTCAGTCTCTTCTCTCAGATCCATCAAAGCACCTCCGTTTCAATGATTTTCATTATATTGTCCCCGTTTGAGAATAAAGCTGCATATTCCTCGACTTTCCAAAAATCCAGATCGTATATTATCCTTCGATAGTTCAGTAAGATCTCTTTATAATAGTCACGAGGATATCTGGATTTGAATCGCAAAAATTCAACAAGTGTGCGCTCGCGAGAATAGATACTGATCACAGCATTGTTATATGTCATATCGATGATGCCCTGGCCAAAGACTTCGTTCGATACAAACGACTGAACCACTCTTTTGTCTCTGATCCTTGAGTCCGTACGGCGCGTAGCAAGATAATACTTGTCAGGGATCACATCTGTAAGATCATGATAATAATATGCGCTTTCACCAGTAAATACCGCGTTAGGATATTTCAGTGATATAACAGCAAGGCTAGAAACATATTTCTCTGATGAGTAGATGCCTTTTTCGACTTTGTACAGCTTTTGATCTGAAAGAGCTTTCTTCAGTTGGTAGTCGCTGCCATATTCTTTTATGCAGTCGTTATAGGTATATAGCATTTCAATTCTCCTGACTGGCATTACAGTAAACATACACATTATATAAGTAGTATGTGTATATTTACTTAAACAAATAATAACCGCTGCCACTGGAGATGTCAACAACAACAATAAAGTAAATGTACACACGAATAATAATTTGTGCGTATGTTAACTAAAGAGCGAATTAGTTCAGCTTTGCCAAAGAATGCTGACATTTCAATACTTTGGGCAAAGGAAAACCACCGATTTCTCGGAGGTCTCTGGTGGTCCGTTCAGACACTTATCCGAACACTCAAGCGTCACCTTGCTTTCCGGTCCGGAAGTGTTGAAAGCAATGACTACTTTGCGCTTCTTCCGCTTGCCTTTTGGATCGTCAGACGGCTCGTCAGTATCATAGATATATATGGCATTGACAAACGTGGTAATCAGTTCTCGATGGAAAGACCTGGATCCATCATTCCTTTCAGCAAAGTCTAACATCCATGCAGTAAGGATGTCTTTGTTTAGGAATGACAGGTTGGACACCTTCTCTTCGGCAAGTTCCTTTTCTAGCTTTGACTTTTCTTCTTTCAGCTCCATGATGCGCGGCATGAAGAGGGCAGCATCACCGGACTTCTCTACAGCATCCATCAGGTTTGCAATCCTGCGATCCTTCTCCTTGATCTGAGCCTCGATGCTCTTTATGATTGCCGTGAACTCATCATTGTTGATAATATCCATTATGCGGCCGGCGATGAGCTCGACGTTCTCACGCACAAGGAAATGGTTGAGTATGTAGTCAATGATGAAGTCCTCAAGCTCATCCTTCTTTTCTGCGTGCTTGACACAGTTGTTGCCGTGAACGCGGCAGGTGTAATAGTAATAAGTCTTACCACTCTTACTGTTGCCGCTTGTACCTACCATAGGCTGGCCACAGTGACCACAGAACAGCTTGCCGGTCAGAATAAAGTCCACATCATCATGCTTTTTTGGTGCTGCCCTGTGTCCCATGGCGATCCTTCTCTGAACCTTATCAAAGGTCTTCTGATCTACGATCACGGGCATACCGCCCGGGATCTCGATATCCTCAAAAACATACAAGCCTGTATACTTCCTGTTCTTGAGTATAGTAGACATGCTGTTTCGTGTAAACGGCTGATTGCGGCTTGTCCTGTACCCGAGTGAATTGCAATGCTTGCATATATCCACGATGCTGTGACCATTCGCATACATCTGGAAGATCTCCTTGATGACAGCGGCCTTCGGCTCATCTATCACGTATTTCATGGTAGCGCGGTCCACTTTATAGCCAGTGGGAACGACTCCTCCGACCGCCATGCACTTAAGGGCATTCTCACGCATTCCACGCTTGACACCTCTGGCCAGATTCTTGGAGTAATACTCTGCGAGTCCTTCCAGAAGAGACTCGAGAAGGATCCCCTCAGGCGAGTCATCGATAGGCTGTGTGACGGATATGATCCGCACGCCGTTATCCTTGAGCTTTTTCCTATATACAGCGGCGTCGTAACGCTCTCTCGAGAAACGGTCCACAGCATATACCAGAACAGCCTCGAACTGATGCTTGGCGCTGTCTGCGATCATACGCTGGAATGAAGGTCTCTGATCGTTGGTGCCGGTCATGGCACTGTCGGTGTATTCTTTGATCACGTCAATATGCTCGCGTGCTGCATATTCATGGCAGACGCGAAGCTGACCTTCTATTGACTCCTCACGTTGAGCGTGGGACGAATACCTTGCATAAATAACGGCTTTCATAATCTAAATAATGGACACGTACTCCTAAGTGACTCTCATTAAAGTCCCAGCTGGTTCTTCAGGGCGTCCTGCAGTACCTGCGAGAAGTTCACGCCCTTTTCAGTCGCAAGTTCATTGAGCCACTCCGGAATAGAAAGCGTCTTCTTAACAGCGCGGTTGCTATTGCGCTTCCTATACTCGAGAGTATCACACGCGATATAGTTCGCGAATCCGTTACCATCGACCTTAAGCACTGAAAGAGGTGACGGATCAGGAATATCGCGGTGCTCATCCTCATAGAATGTCAGCATTGTTCCGAGAACGTCCTCGGCTGCTTCGATCGCATGAGCGAGATCCTCTCCGCCAGTAAAACAGTTTTTTACGTCAGGGAAATTGACGGAATAAGCGCCATTATCCTCTCTTATAAAAACAGCTGGAAATACATACTTTGCCATAGTTGTGCTCCTTTCAAATCTATATCGTAAAGCAATGAAGAGGTTTTGTGCGGGGCTTATTTCAGCCCCGCTGCTTTCTTTATGCTGCCCGCTGTTCCTGTAGGAAGCTCCTCGGTGTTATGTCTTGATACTGGGAACTCTTCTCCAGTTTTAGGGCTGTACCAGATCTCGTGTCTTGTGCCTTCCCTTATTTTGTAGCAACCAGCTTTTTTCAGCTTTCTCTTCATTTCCGAAACTTTCATGTTTGCCTCCTCTCTATGGTTAGATTATACTACGTAATAATACGTATGTCAATACAAAATACGTAAAAATACGTAAAAATTTTAAAGCCATAGATCCGGCAATGAATGCAGCAAACTCCTTTCGTTATGGTTATGTCAAATGACTAAACTAAATTGTTTAGTCCCAGAGATCAGTATATATCAGATTGCCTTCTCTCCATGCTCGTGGCCCTTTTTATAGCGCCCGGAAGCCTGCAGATCTTCTGCATAGCCGAGCAACTTATCTTTACCCTCATTATTCAGGTCACGATAAAGAGATAGAAGGCGATCTTCGCTCGGATCCATATCCGAAGCAGCCTGATGAACAGACGATGAAGAGGCTTCATCATCCAACAAGTCAGCTGGTGTAACACCAAGAGCATCAGCGAGCCTTTTCAAAGTTGTGCGCTTAATATTGACGACCCGACCGGTCTCATATTTATTGATAGCAGCCTTTTTTACTCCTATTAGTGATCCCAGCGCCTCCTGGGAGAGACCTTTCTGTAATCTCAGCTGCTTTATTTTTTCTGCGGTTGTCATGTCATTAAACCTCCATTTATATGCAGTATCTAAATTATACGAAAAAATTTCAAAAATACAAGAAAAAATATCTTGACAGGATACTGAGGGAAAGAGTATAGTGTGAGTATCTTAAATAGATACTTAGAAAATGGAGGGACAAATGAACGTTCAGGCATTGAAAGGATTAATAACGACATACGACAAGTCACAAGAGGTTCTCGCCAATGCTATGGGGTTGAGCCTTTCAAGGCTTAATGCCAAGATAAACGAAAATAAAGCAGAGTTCACTCAGTCAGAAATTGCTTTTATTAGAGATCGGTATGGTCTGAGCAAAACTGAGGTGAACGATATTTTTTTTGGCGATTAAGTATCTGAAATAGATACCGTTGATGCTACCCTACGGCTAGCACATAGCATTACCTATTGACATAGGTAATGAAGAGGGACTCAACAGCAAAGGAGCAGAGTAATGGCAAGAGCGTATGTGCAGCATGAAGGCAAGTGGAACATCTTCAGCACCATAATTGACAATTTTCTTCTTGATGAGTTCGTCGAGTTCGACGTCCTGAAAGAGAAAGTGTGCCGCGAATTGATAGAAGACAAGAATAGAGAACTCGACACACTCCTGACGGAGCGACCATATGTCTGCACTATGACGTATGAAGAGGCTCTCAAGCAAATAGAAGCTCGAAAAGAATGGGAGACAGAAAATAGCGGTTAACAGGAAAGGAAGATTGATATGGAATCCATGAACAGCACTGCCGGCAAGGTCAGACATGGAAACATCGTGATACCGGACTGGAGGATAACGGCGCTTGCCTATGCGACCATTCCTATCTTTCTGAATGACATGAAGAACAACCCGGAAGTCAGAGACAGGGTCCTTGCCAGGGCTGAGCAGATCCGGGCAGAACGAGAAGCCCGGGAGGCAGACGCATAAAGGACAGCCTTTCTGCAGGCCGCCTGGTATACGCCCGATTCAAATAAACACTATTATCATTATCTCCTTTTGTAACAAGCAGGTTTTAGGAGCGGGCGGCCTACAAAAGGGTTGATGAACATAAACAGACCATGAACACAGGCGAGATCATAAGAATTATTCGAAAGAAAAGAGGGCTCACAAGGAAGCAGCTTGCGGACAAGTCATATATAAGCGCACAGACGATCCTGAACATAGAAAACGGATCCGTGTCGCCGAGAATGGACACAATGCTGGCTATCATGCGAGCCCTGGACTATGAGATAGTCTTCAATCCGAAATACAAAGGAGGGTACTCAGATGAGCGATAAAGATATTAAAAGGATCCTCATAGAGAGAAAGAAACAGGCAAGAAAAGCGCAGCGTCGCGAAGAAGTTATTGAGACCGCCGGAGGGTTCATCGGTTGGCTTGGACTCTTCGCTACATGCTTCATGCTGTCAGTGATGTTTTAGGAGACGACCATGAGCGACAAGGACAAAGTATACATCGAAAAGCGTGAATTCGTGGAGAAACTGAATGAAGCTTTTACGAAGATAGATCCTGAAAACTCGATTGAGTACAAGAACATATCAGACAAGTACTCGGAGTTCATAAGGATATCATGCCACGGTGGACCATATACCTACATAGACGTGACCGGCGACAGCCTTGAGGCTATAGCCAATGAAGTTGCCAGGTATCAGCTGAAACTCGCCTCATCTGCCAGTATTACGAATCCGACACACCGGACGATAGTCGAAGGTTGGTTCGAGTAGCGATATGAAGATGAAACGACTGACAAGGATACCGCTGCTTCATTTGAATGTGGAGCAAATACTGAACACGGCAGACAGCATAGACGATGCAATCACGTTCTCTCTGGATCTGCCGGGCTGGGGAGCAGTGATGGATAAGAATAAAATGCTGCTTCTTACAGCTTCCAGCGGATATCTCGTCATAAAGAAGACTCATCTCAAGAAGCTAATAGAAGAGCTTGAATGGCTGCAAGAAGAAGCTGAGCGGAGGCAGCGATACTGATAAAAGAGCATGAACATCATCGTCTGCAAATCGTGCGGCACCGACAGCACCAAAAACAAGGCATGGAGAATGAAGTGCGGCCTTCACGGAGGACCGGTCTGCACCAACTGTTGCATGGTTTGCGGATATCACAGGGAGTACTCGGGGCTTTACACCTGCACATTCAGGACTCCGGAGCAAAAGAAGGAAGAAGCCAGGATAAGAATTCAAAAGCGGCTGGCAGAAGAAGAGCGCCGGATCACAGCTATATACATGGCCGAGAAGAAGGCCAGAGCTCGTGCATACGCGATCAAGAAGGAAAAAGAGAGAAGACGCGCTGCCAAACGTGCAGCCGGATAAGGAAATCATGAATTTTAACAGAAAACTGACGAGAGAAGCAGAAAAATATAAGCAGAGACAAATACGCGAGGAAGCCCGTAAGAAAAAGGAAGGCGAGGGCATCCTTGTACATGGCGCCATGAAGTACAGATGCAGGGACTGCGGATATGAGTGGCTGATGTTCCTCGAGAAGGGTCTAGAAGATCCGGCCTACAGAGGCACGGAACACCACAAGCCAGTGCCGTTCGCGACCACCTGCGGAAAATGCCAGGGAATAGCATATGACGTATCCGGATACGTACCGATACCGGAATCAGAGCAATACGTCCCATTGCCGAATGGCGAAAGCTATTTTGCAAATTATAGTCACCGGGACTGTGGGACTGCCATTCTGGCACCGAAAGACAGATAGATGGAGCAACAAGATAATCGGGGGGCATGGCAAGAACATTTTGGCAGATGACATGGGACGAGTACATTGCCGGCGATATCGGATATGAGCCGTTGGTCGAGAAAGCAGCCGGAGGCAGGCGGCATTATCTCTGCCCTATATGCAGGGCGCTTGTAGGAGGCTACGCTGCCGGCGTGGAATATGAATGCTTAAAGGATGGCCGATGCAAGAACGGCCACAGAATAAAGATTAGAGGGAATGAAGAATGAGAGAAAGCAAGGAGATGAAACTGCTCCGCGAGATGCTCGATAAAGAAGGCATCGAGTGGGAAGACGCATCCGAATACGGGCGGCTTCCCATCGAAAGGACACATTTTATGCACCGGGGATATAAATGGTCGGTGATTCACGGATACGGAACTTATGGCGGCTTCAACCGCCTGTCGACTAAAGACCCGGGGCTGCTGGAAATGATGAGCAATGCAGTCAAAAAAGGCTGCCCTGAAGGATGGCTGACTGCAAAAGAGGTAATGGCATATGTAAAGGGGGAAGCAAAATGATAGGCGCTACAGTGATAATAGCAGCTGCTTTGATGATCATAGTGCTCTGCAGGCTGTCCTACAACATCGGCAGCATCGACGGCTACGATGAAGGCATGGAGGATGCCATCAATACATTCCAGATGTTCTATACGGAGAAAGGAGCAGACGACGAATAAAGACATAACATATTGCGACTATCTATGTCCATACGAATCGTGCGAACGAAATTTGTATAACATCGAGGGCATAAGCAAAGATGAATTTGAGCATATATCTATCGCTCAATTCAAGGATTGCGCTCACTATGGAAACACGGCAGGAATGTATGTGCCCATGCTGATGAAAGGAGCAGACGATGAGACTGATTGATGCAGATACGCTAATAGACAGACTTGATACAGACGAATATGGCATGAGGTTGCCGAAAGCTGTGGCAGGACTTACAAAGGTGCTGTTAGACGATGCACCAAGCATCGACATAGTACCTTGCGGAGAGTGCAAGCATAGACCAATCAAGGAAGATGCAGATGGAGACGATTACGGTTTCAATCTGATAGGGCCGACCGAAGATGATGAGCTTTGTCCTTGCCTTGTAGACGATGGGTGGTATTCGTGGATGCCTCCAGATAATTTCTTTTGCGGATACGGAGAAAGGAGTAGAAGAGATGAAACTTAAAATCACAGAAATCGAAGCGTCGGCAGAAGAATTAAGACAGTGCAATAGTATTGCTGACGGGCTTACAAGGCTTCTCCGCAACGCATTTAAGCCATATTACGATGCTGAAATGGAAGATGCCGATACTCCGCAGACGGAAAGGAGCGAGTGATGGGAGATCTTATAAGAAGACAAGATGCAATAAAAGCGCTGGTCGAGTGCGATGACATCAGAGGCGTGGCATACGTCCAGCTGGAAAGAGCTCTGAAGGAGATCCCGGCGGTGGCCGTAGAGCGTGACTGCAACGGCTGCTTTGGAGCATCCTTCGGAGACTGTCCTGATTGCGAGGAGGTCATGGCAAAGGAACACATCAGCGGGGACAAACATAATGAGACGCTGAGTACGGACTGCTCCTGGGACAGACCAGATGAAGAGGTGTGATATGAAAGACAGCAAATTCAAAGGCAGCATGATAGTGAAGTCGGAAAAAGAAGCGAGATGGTACATGGCCGTCAGCCTTGCCAGCGGGTACGCCGTCTCAATCTTCCCACTGGAAGGACATACCTACAGGATAGAGATATTTACATTCGATGAAGAGGACGCATGAAAATAGTAAGGCCGGTATTTACTGAGACGTGCGATGTATGCGGCGAAGAATCTGACGTCATCTACATGCACAAGATCTTCACCGGCCGCACGAAATACATCTGCCACAGCTGCTATGAGAATGGGAACAGGCAGATAAGTGCACGCCAGAAAGAATGGCGAAAGACATCGCGGGGCAAACAGGTCATAGAGCACTGCGAGAAGAACAAATAACTACTTATATATATAGGAAAAGAAAGACCCGGCGCTGTGCCGGGTTAGGGCTTGATTAGAGTATTATCTCAAGACGCAAAAAATGAAGAAGAGAACCACAGGCAACAACTTCATCAGGGAAACATGTGTAGCCGGAGCAACCATATGGACAGTTCTGAAGTACAGCATGAAACCCGGCAGAGGAAAAAGAGCGCCGAAAAGCAAGCCCACAAGAGAAGCGGTCATGAAGAACAATGATCGTATAGCCGTCAGGAAGCTGACAATGGAGATGAACGCGAACTTCCATCCGGGCGACCTGCATATAACACTGACCTACTCGGGCACAGAGCCGAGCCAGGCGGAAGCGAAGAGAGAGGTCAGATTGTTCAAGGAGCGCATGGGCCGTGAGTACGAGAAGCGCGGTCTCACGTACAAGTGGATAGAGACCACCGAGTACGACAACCACCGTATCCACCATCACATGGTTTTGACATACATAGATCCACGAGTGATCGAGCGGCAATGGAGGAGAGGTCACATCAGGACGAGCGTCCTTGATAGGAGCCGAAACTACCGGAAGCTGGCCGAGTACCTCATCAAAGAGACGACCAGGACGATGCGAAAGCCTGGCAACGAGACTAAGCGCCGGTGGAGCGCGTCAAGGAATCTTACAAGGCCGATCGTCAAGCGCGAGACCATAACAGTCCGCACACTCTACGAAGATCCGAAAGCCATCAAGGGCTATGAGATCGATAGAGACACAATCAGACGGTTCGAGCATCCTTTCACCGGAATGGAGCATCTGGAGTACATGATGATCGCGACAGATCCGGTCCCGAGAATAAAGACATGGCGAAGCGGCAAGGTCATAGATCGACAAGAGACTTACCGCCGGGCAGAAGAAATACAGATAAGCATGGACTCACTCGAAGGGTGGGACGTTTTGTGATAGGAGGATAGAACATGACGAAGCAGCAGATGGAGCAACTGAGAAGGATACCGAGTGAGATCAGCGCGATAGAAAACACGCTGGCGAATCCGAGGATGGAATATGTCAATGTGTACTACAAGGACTATCGCAGCGGCAAGGGCATACCAAAGAGCCGGAGTGAATACGACTATGATCATCTCGAGGTCAAAAGACTGAAGAAGCGCCTGAGGAAGAAGGTTGCAAGAATGAAAAACCTGATGGTCGATGCAGAGACCTTCATAGATTCCGTGGATGACATAGACATGCGCGCGATCCTCCGCTCATACTACATCAACGGCCAGACACAGGAACAGATAGCCTCGTCCATGCACTACGACAGGTCAACGGTATCAAAGAAGCTGGATCGCTTCTGGGCTGAACTCGATGCACATGATTCACACAATTCACATAAAAAAGGCGATATAGTATAGGCTGAAGATAGGATAATCGATCTTCAGCTTGAACCCCTTTCTGTATCAATGCTTTCAGACGGCCCGCAAAAGCGGGCTGTTTGCTTGAAAAAAAGTTGAAAAAGCAACAACAAAATCAGAATAAGTATTGACAATGTAATTACATTATGATAATATAATTACAGAAAGGAGGTACAGACCGATGGGGAAACACAGTAAAAAAGACAACCCCGAAAAGCTGAAACAGTTAGCTGCTGAGATGCTTCAAGGAGTTGTCACCGGAGTAATCTCCGGACTGATCGTCTACTTCCTCACAAGATAGACGAACACGGGGTAGGGCGAGAAATCGCCCTGCTCCGATGGACATAATATCACACCATCGGGAAAACATCAATGAGCATAGCGGTAATAACAGCGACAGTTGTCGGAGCTCTGGCAGGCTTCTATCTTGCGAGAAGGAGGCACGGTAAGTAATGGCAGAGCACAGCAAAGAAGGTCGCAGAGAACTGATCCAGATGAGGATCAGCGCAGACCTGAAGGCGAAAGCCCAGGAACGCGCAGAGGAAGAAGGTCGCAGCCTCAGCAACTATATCGAGTGGCTGATACGAAAAGACCTGAGAGAATGCACCAAATAGGAAAGAGACGTCACCAAAAATGGTGGCGTCTTTAGTACCATAAAAGTGTAGTTGACAGAGAGTAATCTCTGCAGCTGCACTTGTTTTATATAATAAGGGATACAGTTGGTCTGGCGAGGGCGTTTTTGGGTCATAGCATCCGTAAAATAAACTGTCAGCCATCCCCTTATTATATGAGCTCGTTTAAGCAGGTTGGGAATGACTCCCGTGTAACGGACTAAAATGAGTTGTAATGAGTGTGGGTGGAAGCAACTGCAAATCAATTCAAGGAGGTTCGTTATGTTAAGCGTTGGAATCGATGTTTCTAAAGGGAAAAGCACAGTCTGCCTGATGAGGCCCTTCGGCGAAATCGTTGCCGGTCCTATGGAGATAGCTCATGTAGACTCTGAACTGAAGACTTTGGTCAAACTCATTAAAAGTATGGATGATGAGGTTAAAGTCGTGATGGAAGCCACAGGTGTATACCATTTGCCGGTGCTGACATACCTTAAAGAAAACGGCATTTTTACAGCCGTAATCAATCCGTACCAGATGAAGCAATACCGAGTGCAAGGATTGAGAAGAGTCAAAACCGATAAGGCAGATTCAATGGTAATAGCCAAGTATGGACTGGATAACTGGAATGAGCTCAAGGACTTCGTAAGTTCTGAAGATAAGTATATGGAGCTGACTTTATTGAGCAGACAGTATCGTCACTATATGCGGATCCATGTAGCGTCACTTCAGGAACTGACACATATCCTGGATTATACGATGCCAGGTGTAAAGAAGGAGTTCAACAGTTGGGATCCAGAAAACGGCAAGGATAAGCTCTCAGATTTCGTTGAGAAATACTGGCATTATGACAACATAAGAAAGAAATCTGAGCGGCAATTCGTTGAAAGCTATCTGAATTGGGCAAAGAAAAAGGGATACCACCGTAACCAGAATAAAGCGGCTAAGATCTATTCGATGGCTAAAGAAGGCATCCCTACACTACCAGCAGATCAAACCACCAAAATGCTGGTAATCCAGGCCATTGAAGTCCTGAGAAGAGTCGATGAAACTCTCAACACGATATTAGCACGGATGCAGGAAATCGCCAAGACTTTACCAGAATATCCTGTAGTACGCTCCATGGGAGGAGTTGGTGATGTACTTGCGCCAAAGCTGATAGCAGACATAGGCGATGTAAGAAGATTTCATAACAGCAAGGCACTGATCGCCTATGCCGGGATTGATGCACCTCCATACCAATCCGGACAATTCATTGGCACTAATCGTAATATGTCCAAACGAGGATCTTCTGCTATACGTAAAACAGGCTATGAAGTGATGCGATCTTTGAAGTCCCATCCGATGCCGGCAGATGGATCTGTATACCAATTTATCCTGAAAAAGGAGGCTGAAGGGAAGCCCAAAAAAGTAGCAAAAATGGCGGGGCTTAACAAGTTTCTGAGAATCTACTACGCAAGAGTGATGGAGGTATATAGCTGCTGATCGAGTAAATATGGAATGCACTTATGAGGTTGGCAAAAGACCAGCCTTTTTGTAGTGCATCAAAAGAAAAAGTGAAACCTGCTGACAAATTCAAATTACCACTTGAATTTTGTTAGCAGGTTTATGGAGCAGGTGAAGGGAATCGAACCCTCGACGTAAGCTTGGGAAGCTCAAGTTTTGCCATTAAACTACACCTGCTTATTTATTTTTATAACTGCACTTGCGCTGTTAAAGCGCTCGCGTGCCGCTTTTAAAGTATACAGCAGAAGAGCCATTTTGTCAGTTTGTTTTTTCGTTTGTTATTTCGTTTGTTATTTCGGGAATTTTATCTGCGCTCTTTTCCTTCGCGATGGTCAGGATCGCTATGCCCGCGAGTATCGCGGCTGCCCCTCCTATTTCGGTCGGATGGAAACTCTGTCTGAGCCAAAGCACGGATGCCGTGAGCGCGACCACGGGTTCGAACAGATTATAGACTCCCCCGCGCACAGGACCGACTATGCTCGTCCCGTACAGGAAAAGCGCGAACGCGAACGCGGCTCCCGGAAGTATTATGAA